CCTTCTTTTTTGTTTGAAACTGGTCGCTGGCTTGCCATAGCCGCTGCCATACGTCTGCCAGTTGCTCGGCATTGGGCAAGAACTCGTTCATGCCAGCGGACAAAAAAAAATCGTGGTTAACGAATTCGCGCTTGAACAACCGCAGTTTCTCAGCCTGAATCGTTTCGTTTATTTCAAACGGGTTTTCATCGTCACGGATCAGGTTTAACGCTGCCAGTTCTACAATCAGGTCGGTGTGCAAACCCAGTTCTTTGTGGCGGCTTTCGGCTTCCTGTATCGCCCAAAGGCATTGTTGCAACCCTTTACCCCTATCCTTTCGGCTTTGCCCTTCAATGGCAGCCACCACACTTTCACGTGCAATTGCCAAAATGCTTGTCAGTTCATCTGATGTAAGCCGATTATCTAACTGAATAAGCACAGCCTGAATTTCTTTGTACCGCACCAACGGCACATCACCTGAATCACGAAACTTGTAATACTTATGGCCATCAATGTCCACCATGAATTCGCAGCCAGCTTTCCAGTTTTTCGCATCAGGTTTCAATGCCACCAACACCGCATCGGGGTAGTTTTTAACCAACCACTTTGTTAATCTGCTTACGACCATTTGGCAAGTTTTAAGATGATACCGTTCAACCCAGCAAGGCAGAATACGAAGATAGGCCAGCCGATAGCGGTCAGCGCATCAACAGGTTGGTTGGCAATAATAACATCCCCCCAGTAGGCAATCGTGCCGTAAACGGATGCCATGCATGTAGGGCAGTCAATGACTGGCTTTGCAAGTTCGGGAAACTGCGAAATAAACCGCCAGCGAAGGTCGTCTAAAATCATACCCTCGGCAGATGAAAGCCACAGGCCGAAGATGAATAGCGAAGTTAAAAGAAGTGTTGTCATGGTTTGTTTGTTGTTTATACTGGTTGAATCATTTGTGTTGAAGGTGCGGCCGTATTGCTGCGCCAAAAAATAAGCAAGAAGCCATCGTAAACCCCGTCAATGGGTACGAAGTTCGCCACATCATCACCATTAGCCACCACGAATAAAGTGTATGTTGTGCTGTTGTTGAAGAACAACGGGTTAACGGTCAAATCAATGGTAAGCATGCCACTCACGCTGCTTACTATGTCATACTTTAAGACCTTTTTCGACCCATTATGCACGATAAATACGTCATAGGCGGTGCTTGGATTGGCCGTACCGATTTCAAGGTCGGCAGCCAGTTGGCAGTTCGTAGGTGCAGACAACACCTTGCATGGTGTTAAATCTTGTGGGCAGATAGGGTTCATTGTGCTTTGCTGAATTTGTTCAAATATACAGAAGAATCGGCAAAACATGGTGATGAAATTTTGACATAAGCATCTTTCTTGCCAAGTATCGCACTCCATAGCTTGCCGCCAAACCATTTGCCTGGGCGCTGCCAATATCCAACCACGTTCAATTCGTAGTCGGTTTGAATGGTAACAACTGCTGGGCGGTCGGGATGCACGGTTGCGGCAAATTTCATGCACATTGTGTCAAGTTTGAAGGACTGGATCGGGCATGGCAAGGTTTCGATATGCCACCTATCCACATCCACCTCAAAGCTATCAATCTTGGTGCGCCATTTAGTTCTATACACGAATTCAACACGGCCACCTTTGATGTTCAGGCTGTCAAGTAGCCGCTTGTTTTCGGCTTGCAATTGCTCATTTGTCAAGGTCAATGTTCGGGCGGTTGCCGATGCTGTCTGCTGAATTGCATCGTAATTGCTGGCGTGCCGTTCGGCCTCGGCCTTGTAGTTACATGACTGCTTACCCAAGATAAAAGCGGCAATCAGGGCAATGATGCCCCAATGCCGCAGAACAAATCCAGTCCAGTTCATCGTACTTTACGATTGTCAATGCGAAAGTTCTCAACGCTAAAGCTGCCGTCTTCTTCGATTTCAACAATAGCCGCACCGTGATTCCACTTGGTGAAAGCAAATGGCCGATACGCTGGGCGCAAATCACAAAGGCAACCCGTAGAAAAGCAAGCAACTCCTTTGCCGTTTAGGTCGCTTTCGTGATGCTCAGATGTTTGGTGATTATGGCCAGCCAAGGTCGAAGCCTTGCCACGCAAGAACAACCCCCGTGCTGGGTTAACTGGGCTAAAGATGCTATCCCCGAATTCGTGCCCGTGAATGACGTTCAACTTGCCAAACTTGGCCACTTGTTTGCTATCTATAAGTTCAATTTCAAAGTCATTCAAGCCAAGGGCTTTCTTTAATTGCAACCCTTCAAGGCCGTGCAGTTCAGGTGCGTTTTGTAATATGTAGCGTTCCCACCTGTCTTCGTGGTTGCCCAACTTGTAATACACGTCAACACCTAAATTGGCAATCCCCTCAAAGAAGTTTCGGGCCATGCCGACCTCAACAACGGCAGAAGTAATGGCAGGGTCTTTCTCCCAACGGCTAATCTTGGCGAAATCGATTACATCCCCATTCAGGTAAATCCCGTCAATGCCGCTTTTAAACCCGTAATCAATAGCCGTTTCTAATGCCTCCAAAGAATGGTAGGGTATATGAATGTCGGACAATACCAAAACCTTTCTGTGATGCTTAGGTAAATGCCAATCGGGCTTACTGGTTGTTTCGCCACGCTGCATGAAATTGGCCATGTATTCGCTTGGCTTCATTTCATCTCTAATAAACTCGGTGCGAAGTGTGCCCGATTTCTTGGCCCAATCAAAATTTTCTTTGCCAGCCATACCAATACGATACCTAATCGCCCTCCTTACCCCTTCAATCTCTTTGTCGTTTTGCTCAAATAAGCCCGGGTTTTCGGCTACAATTTTACGTGCTAATGTTCGGGCGAAGAATCCCGGTTGTTGTTCATTAAGGTAAGCCTCAATGATTTCAATTTTTTGTTTACTCATGATTATCCCTTTACGTTTAGCCAAATGTAATTAAAAAGCAATAGGCCAAACCTTTTTTAAGATTTCTTAACGGTTGCCCACCATTTACGTGCGTCAAAACAAGGGCAAGCTTTGGCAACATTCGGGAAGTCCCGATGCCCCAATACCTCAGCATTGGGAAATTGCTTGGTAAGCCTGTTCACTAATTCAGCCATTGCCGTCTTTTGCTGCGGTGTGCGGTTGTCTACAGGCTTGCCCTTTTCATCAATGCCACCAATGTAACTGATGTTGATGCTATCATGGTTGTGCCCTTTCACCCCGTTGCTTGGTTTGGTAATCGGCCAGTTCTCAACTATTTTGCCGTCACGTTCAATGATGAAATGGTAGCCGGGCGAACGCCAGTTCAGCACCTTTTTGTGGTATCGGTTAATGTTGTCTGCCGTTGCCGTTACTGCGCTGGCGGTCGTGTGCAAAACGATGTGGTTAATTGGTCGCATCTTCAAATGGGTTTACTGGTGTAGGCGCAACCCAAGGTATCAACGGCAAGTCCTTTACCCACATAAATTCTTCGTTGGTTGTTTGGTCAATCTCCTCAACCGAAATCACCCAGTTGGGCGGCTCGTTGCCATCTTGAATCGGGTTAAAGTAGCTGTCAGGGGCGTACAACTGCCCGACAAGTTTATCCTTTTGTTCGATTGTCAGCAAGCCTACAAATTCGGTTTCTTGCCCTAATGGTATTTCGCTGCGTGTTATCATACTTGGCGGCCTAATGTGGTTTGGAATGCTTGTACGGCGGTGTAAAAGTTGGCGGCTTCGGTTGTTGTAAGTTTGCTTCCACCAAGCGAGGCAAATGCACATTGTTTGTTGCTAAATAAACTTGCACTACCTCCTCCGTCATTTGCCCCTATAAATAAACTAAACGATGGAAGTGTCGCTACTGGAATTGACGCAACACCAATTTGGCTGCCATTTCGATATAGCCTTTGATTTGTTGCATCTATAAATCCTAAGAAAAAACCTTGACCATCGTTGTTGTTTACAATTAAGTTGTATGACCCGTTCGCAAAATATGCATTATTGCCAGTATATCTACAAATTAATGAATATGGATTTGTATTTGCTAACAAGTCCGCGCTTGATGAAATATCGTAAGGTTGACCAGCATTTGAATTTGTCCTTGAATAAAAAGAAACGGAATTGTTTGCTGAATTACATTCTGTGTTTGGCACATAAAAAGTATCGGCATAAGCGTTTGTGCCGTTTGGCAATGCCCCGTTTGCAGAATGCGTCCAGCCACCAGCAAAAGATAATCTAAAGGCAGCATTGCTATCAACTGGGTTTTTTAAATTAAACTTATGAGTTGATGCCGTGCCCCCAACAAACGGGTAGATTGCCTTTAATTTAGTCCAAAGACCAAAACCTTTCAGGTCTAAAACCAATGTGTTAACTGCAAAAATAATGCTTGGTGTTGTAATATTAGCAGCAGTCAAAAAAGCCTGTGCATCAGGGTCTAACGGTATAGAACCCCCAGCCATCATTTGTAACCTCAACCTTCTCATTAAACCGCTGGTGTTATGATGTACCCTACATTCGTGCCGCCCATCCAAAAGAAAACAATCAGGTTCACTTTGGCTGTATCGTAATCAATCGGCCCGAACTTTACCGCCGTGCCGCCCGTTACAACAATAACAGGCGCAACCGTGTCATCGTGGTAAACGATTTGGTCAATGCCCCGAACTGCACCTGTCAGGCTAACGGCTATGTTGCCAGTTGCTGGGGCGGCATAAGTGCCGTATTCTTTTGGTGTGTCAAGCGTTATTGATGTGCCCGTAGTGGTCGCAACCGTGTTCTGTTTGCCAGCTAATGCAGTATCAACGTAGCCCTTGGTTGCAGCGTCATCGGTTGCAACGGGTGTGCCAAGGTTGTTTACCATTTGGCCGCCCATGTCAATATCACCCGACATCGTGCCGCCTGAAGTGTCTAACTTGCCGCCCAATGCAGTATCCACATAGTCCTTGGTAGTTGCATCGGTGTTTGCAATCGGTGTGCCCACGTTTTCGATTTGGTTGCCGCCCATATCCAAGTCCCCTGTCATCGTGTCGCCAGTCTTTTGAACCGCCGTACCAACTTGGCTTAAAGCGTTGTTTGCCGTTGCAATAGCGTTGTTTGCGTTCGTGTTTGCAGACGCCGCTGTGCTTGCTGCGCTATTCGCTACCGCCAAGGTCGAAGCCATTAGCAGTTGCTTTGTTGTTTTCTTTGATACCCCAGCCTGAACAACGTACAGAACATCTGCATCGTTGCTGGTAGTCGCAGCGGTTAGTTGTGTTACCTTTTGATTCGCCATTAGATTTCGATAAAGTCGTTTGTTTCTGTTAGTATAAAATCACCGCTTTCAAGTAATAGAAGGTCGGCAATGGTAGGACAAGATGCACCTACAATGCAGTTCAAATCGCCAGTAATGGTCAAATCCACCTCCAGCATCGCAGCGGCCATGTCAAGCGGCAACCGAAGGTCGATGTTGTCAAATACACCTTCCAGCGTTTCTGCGCCATACTGCCGATTGGTGACAACCGTTTTGATTCTGTCAAGGCCAAGGGTTGCCCGAAGGCTTGGGATATTATCAACGGTGATAGCCTTTTGAAGGGCAAGTAAAATGTACTGTTCTAAATACTGCGTGTCATTTTGCCATGTGCTGCGTGTACCAATCCAGTGAAACTTCAGGGGGATGGTAATCTGCACCCGTTCTTTGTTGGCACGAACCCGATCCAGCAGTTCAATATCTTCAGCCCCGTTCTTCAACCAAAAGGACATGCCTGTACGCCAGTCGAATCGTGTAATGTAGTCAAGGTTGCCTTTGCCGTCATACACAACTGGGAAGGTACGCAGGTTGCCGTCTTTGCCTGTTTCTTCAACAAGCTGGCATAACGGCCGTGCAACTGCCGAAATGTTGGGCAGTCGTGCGTTCAAATAAGATAGAATGTCGCTTATCATTTGAACAAATCTACAACAATTTGCTCGGCCCTGTCGGTGAATTCTTTGCGTTCGGCGTCCGAAAACTTAAAAGCATCGCCATATTTGTCTAAAAGCGCATCAACTTTGCCTTTCGGGTTGCCAGCGTTATATGTCATGCCTGTCGCTATAACAAAGCCTGTGTCGCTAATTCGCAGTTCGGGGTTTACGATGGATTCAAGATACATTTGGTTAAACAAACGAAACAATACCATCTTGCCACGGTCTAATTTGCTTTTGAAAGCCTTGTAACCGCCCTTGTAAAATCCAGCCTTATCTGCTTCAGGCGTTTGCATCGGCCCGATGTATATTGGATTGGTGCTGTATTCGGGCTTAATCGGTGCGCCATTAGCATCTAAACCTTCTTGAAAAACCCTTTTAAATTGCTTGCGGCCAATGCTTGAAGACAAGCCGACAAACCGCTTGCCGTTGATTGCCCGTTCGGCCTTGTTCAGTTTGGCTATGTAGTCCTTGGTAGTCATTTGCCCGTGATGCGCTTAATTTCGGATTCAACTTCGCTAAGAAGTTCGTAGCGGTAGTAGCTATCCACCCCGTCCACGTGCTTAACGCCGTACTTCAGCTTATCGCTGCCGTCATAGCAAATGGTGACTACAATGGCTGGGCTTTCGGGGTCAATCTTGGCGAAGACAATATCGCCGGGCCATAGGTCATTTACTTCAAGTAGTTGGTTAACGTGGTCTTGCATGGTTATAGTTTTATTTTGCCAAAGAATGGTTTGTCGCTTACTGATTTGTTGCCACGGCATGACCAAAGCTCACGGGCCCAGTAATTCGCACTACCTTTGCCGCTACCTTCGATGCCTTGCGACCTTGCGCAATAGTTATCACCAGCAGACGTGCCGGGTTTAATTCGGTAGCCGCTTGCCCCGAAATGCACGGGCGGGTTATCGCCGCATTGCGCTTTGTACTTTTTGCCCTTGCGGTCTGACGGGCCAATGTTGCAACCTTTGTATTCTGCCATGTGTTAAAAATATGTAATTGGTTTGGAAGTGTTTTAATTTTTATTAGTTTTGTAGCATAGTCAGGTGGCGAAATTGGTAGACGCAACGACACCAAGTCCTAAAGGATAAGGTTGTAAAGGCGGTCGTAAAAACTTACAGGTTCGAATCCTGTCCTGACTACCTGGCCTTGGTTTGGGGCAAGCGCCAAGTCACGTACTTGGCAAGTCAATACTAAACCTATACTGATGGAAAGACATCGGAGTCAGGTAAAGTTGGCATCGGAATGAGCAGTTGCAAATGTTTCACCGAGTACAGGTTCGAATCCTGTCCTGACTACAAAGCCCGGTAGTGTAACTGGTAACACCCCGATTTTTCTTGGGCGATTCGGGTTCGACCCCCGACTGGGCTACTACCTGAAAATAAACTGCTTGTTGTTGGCGTGCAAATCATACCGCAAGCAGTCCAAGGCATCGGCACGTTTATCAACCTTCGCCCTGCTGCCCTTATCAACACCGCCATCAGGTAACGCCTTAACAAATTCGCAGTCCCTTATCAAAACCTTGCACTTGGGGTTAATTAAGATTTCGTCATAGTTGCTAAAGATGCTATTGCATAGCCGCCGTGATTCTTGATGCGGTGGGTTCGACCTTGGCACAAGCAAGTTGTTGGTACTTATGCGCATGCGGTCAACGATTTCACTCCACATATTTTGTCCGACCTTGGCAATCACCGACTGCTGCCTACCTGAAGCATCCCCCGTCACAAAGTACAACCTGTTCTGCACCTGTGCCGGGGTTCGCCTAAATATTTCTTCGACCATAGCTTCAATGAACGTCTTGCCCTGAATATGGTCTGCCGTCAGCGTTATTTCATCGAAGTAGTGAATGAATTGCTTGCCGTCTTGGTGTCTGCCCCGATGTGCCAAGATAGCTGTAAACGGGTTGTTGTTGAAGTCAATGCTAACGTAAACGGGCATGCTGGTATCGTATGTGGCCTTGCTGCCCACGTGCTTTTGGCGGTCAAACGAATACAGCCAATTCAGGCCAGACATAGTAACCCGATTGGCCAGCACCTCCCGTTTGAAGGTCATGCTGTCGTACGTCTTCTCAAGTTGCTCAATGTACCCTTCAGGCAAATTCGCACTATTGTCATACGTTGTGCCGATGGTATGTGCAATCTGCTTATCGCCCCATATCAGTTCATCGATGTCGGGGTTGTCCATCGGTGGTGTCATTGTCCAAAGCGTTCGGGGAAACTTCGCACCTGACATACGTCCCATGACGATATTCAGGCTATCAATGGCAGCGTCTTGCACCTCATCACCCCAGCACCATCCCAATTCTATACCCCTTATCATTGTTTCTATGCTGAACGTGATTACCTGCGCACCGTTCATAAACGACCAAACGCCGTTGTGCTTTTCAAATTTCGATTTGTAACCAAAGTAGCGTTCGGGGTCTTTATTCGCCACGTAATGTTCGCCTTTGAATAGCCCATAAGCGTCAAGTACCCCGATGAATTCGGATAAGGTTGCCGTGTTTAACTGGCTGACCGTATTGCTGAAGATGCCGCCCTTTATCTCGGGCTGGTGAATGATGTTGTGCAATGCCCAATGTGCCCCCGTTATGGTCTTGCCTGACCGAATGCCACCGACATAAGCATACAGCCGTTGGGTTTCGCTGGCGGTTAATGTTTGATGCTGCTTCGGGTTAAGATTATACTTCTTCATCGTTTTTCACGATGTTGAAGGTAAAGTTACTTGGCCACTTGACGTTCTCCCGCTTTTCTTCGTGCTGCCGATTGTAACCCCTTGCTTTGCCTTTGCTGTTCAGGTAGAATATTATGGCGGTTGTATCGCCTTTATTTATGCGGTCAATTAGCTTGTTTTCGACAAAGTCCACCTGCACCTCCATGATTTCGTCAACCTTGGCCTTGTACTCCTCATCCAGCTTCACCCATTCGTAATGCGTAACCCGTGCAACCCCGACCGCCTTGCATGCCGTTGTAACTATGCCCAGTGATTTTTCAAGGGCTTCAAGCATCGCCTTTTTTTTAGCGTTCGTATTGTTTGCCATAGTTTTACTTCATTGAAACATTAAACCCTCGGCTTTTCAGTTCATCGAAAAGGTCTTCTAAGGTTATCATATCGGCCTCCACAATCAGGCTGTTAGCGTCCTGTTCTTCGGGTTCATCGTTGGGCAGTTCAGCATCAAAGCCCGGTATATCCAATCCCCAGCGTGTAAGCTCCTCAGCATCCCATTCGTTGGCTAACTGCTCCCAGTTCCAATCGCCAAACCCCACATTGTCTTTGATAACAAATTCATCTTTTTGTGCGTCTGTCAAACCTTCGGCAACTACAATGGGAACCTCCTTCCATTTCAGTTCTTGCATCGCCTTTAGCCGCATATTGCCGCCAAGTACGGTCATGTTTTCATCGACCACTAAAGGACGAAGATGAGCCATCTCAGGAAACTCCACAAGCGACGCCACCAGCTTTTTAAATTTCTCATCCCGTATAAATCTTGGGTTACGGCTATTTCCCTTAACCGAACCGATTTTTACAAGTTTAACCATTTTTTATGATTTTGATTCCAGTATAGTCAATTTGTTCAATTTTTGGCGATATGCCTTGCCCTTCAAAGTATTCATCAACCGCAGTTTTTGAACCTTTC